AAATTTTTTAAGTGTCGCAAAAACATAATCCAATTCAGTATTCAATCCTGAATCATAAACTTTATATTTCTCACGTAATGTTGTGATAGGCAAACTATTTAAAAACAAATATGCTGCAGTGACAAACGGGTATTTGTCGAAGTTTCTAAATTTAACAATACCATCTTGAATCGCATTAACAAAATATGGTGTGTTTAACATTGATACTGTTTGATTGGTAGAAACACCCCCACTATAATTAACGTAATCTAAATTACCTTCAGTTATTAACTGTTTATCAGGTGTTCTATCTCTATAGAAATAAAACCATGTTATACTATCTTCAGGACTTGGTACTACTTTATCACCTTTATACACAAAGTTAGTTATTGGGATAATCCCATCATTTAAACTAAAGTTAGTTAATGTTTTTAATTTTTTATCAAATGATATTGTTTTTGTTGTGTTATAAACCTCTATCGCTTTACTAAGATTTTTACCACCCGGTAATTGATTTTTAATCCAAGAAATATCCATAAAGGGATACACATCCAACAAATCAAAATTATTAGTTTTTGAATCACCAGTTAAAGTCTCAATAAACCCATCCTCATTATCTAAACTAACTGTAGGTCTTACTAATGGATTTTGAATTACTAACTCATCTAAAAATAAAAACTTGTTACTACTATTTAATTCTTTAATATATGGGGTATTATAAATCCCTCGGATATAATTTTGCCAATTAACACCAACCCCTTGATTTGAAATGTGTCTTAATACATTTACAAAATTGTTAGATGAAAAGGCATAATCAGTTAATGTTTTAATTAAGAATGGATTATCGTTTGATAAACTTTCTTTAATGTTAATAACCTCACTTTGAGCAATAATACTTGCAACGATATCAATTACTTCAGGTGTTGTTGAAATCCTATTAAGTCGTGATGTTGTTGAAAGGAATAAAAGTCTTTCAAATATTTCATAAAAATATTTAACCACTTCTTTATTTTGAAAAACCTGATTTGATATAGGGAATTCAATTGGGTTTAATGTAATTCTTTTTATATCTAAAAGTTCATTAGATAGCGGTTGTTTAAAATCATCACTTTTACCTCTATCAGTAAAACCTTTAATAAATTCTTCAACAAATTCCACTTCAGGCCATCTTGTATAATCATAACCTTTTGTTTGTTGGATTATTTTATTTTCACCAGGATATTTAGGTTCAAACTTTTCATGTCCGTCTTCACCCATAGTCGCCTGTAAAAATGTTGGCCAAGGATAAACAGGAACTGTTTCATTCACACCTGGAGTTATCGCATCAGGATTGGCGTTAGATACTGAACTATTAAAAATAGCATTCTTTCTTACTTTATCATCCCTAACTTCCCAAGCCTTTTTATGTGTCTCATCTAATAATCTAATAAAACCCTCACCACTTGCAAATATAACAGCTAATACGTTTCTAATTGTAGGTACAAACCCAATACCATTATCACCACTTTTTAAAAGGTCATATAAAGCATTAGTTAAATCATCTTCAATTTCTTTTCTTTTCTTTTTAACTTGATTGTCAATATCATTTAATTTATCAGTAAAACTTAGTTTTCCTTCATAATAAAAATATTCATTAACAGGAACACGTTCACCGTCTTTTAAAGTATAAGTCGTATTTAATTCATTTTTTAAAGTACCTTTATTAATTAATTCAGCCTTAAATTTAACTAATTCTTCATTAGTTGGTTGTACTTTAGAATTTTTAGTTAGTAAATAAGTTTGTTCTAAATCAACATCATCACTAGTAAATTCAGCGTTAAATTTAAAATCACTATCTTTAATATTAATCGCAGATTCTTTAGTTTTATTATTTACGACATATTTTCCATTAGAACCTAATGTTCTATTTTCATTTAATTTTTTAACCGCCGCCTTTACAATTTTATCTAATTCAGTTTTAGCATTTTCTCTTTCACCTAAAGTTTTAATCTCAGGTTTAAATGTATAAACTTTCTTAGGGTCGTATTGTTTTCCTTTTCCGATAGGTAATTTATCTAACGTTTTATCTGCCGAGGCCGGTAATAATGATTTAATATTACCAAAATTAGGTTCATCTAAAACTATATAGTTTTTAGTATCCATATATTTTTCAAACCAAGAAACTGATTGTGCTAAATAAATTTCTTTACGTAAATTTAATAATGTATTTTCGTACTCAGTTATATCATTTAATGGTGTTAAATTTTGTTTAGTAAAATTATCCAAAACATTCTTAACAAAATTTTCAAGATTATAACGTAATCTCGCAATAGTTAATTCAGGAAAGTTTTCAGGAATAATCCCTTTAGTTTTATACTCAGCATAAACTTCTTTTATCTTTTCATAACCTTTATAAGCGTTTTGGTTAGTAACCGGTATAATAGTACTTGGACTTCCAATTCTAGGATTAACCGAAAACTTAGACTGATACATATACGGTGTTGCTAATAAATAACCCATAGATACCTCAGCAATAATACTAAATTGATAGGTATGAAAAATCAAATCAACAATAAAATTACCACTTGAATAATCGTATCGAGCATTAAACGACCTTAACATTAATTTATATCTAACACCTTTACCGTAATACCCTTTTAATGTTAATTCAAACATTGGGTATGGCATATTAAAAAAGGCGGCATATGGAGAACTATTACCAGCCTCAAATAACGCACGACCCTTAACGTCCTCAAGTGAAATGTCAAAGGTTGGCATAAAATCCAATCCTTGTCTTATATTGATTTTTGTAATACCCAATAAACCATTGTCAGTTGCTTTATCCTCACCGTTGGAACGTACATTTTGTCTAAGATACACATCGGTAGGGTCTTTAGGATTTGTAACAGTTGTTTTATTTGGTTGATTTAAACCCTTACCTTGTAAAGCACCTTTACCTGTAATTTCATCAACATATCTATTATTCAGATAAGTTTCACCACCGGGACTTAAAAAATTTATAGACGCAATTGATATTGTTTGAATACTGTCATTTGCCGCAACCCCTAACGCCAATTTAGTTCTTGGAAATACTTGACAAGTAAGATTAGCATACATAACTAAATCTTCTTGTTTCACATATCTATCACTAACAACACCGTTGTCATCAATAACTCGATTTGGGTCAACAATTACTATGTTATTACTGTCAAAGTCTACTAATATATTTTCTGTTTTACCTACCATAATAAAAGAAATGATTTTCTAATTGATTGTTATAATCTTGTAATGAAGCTATTAAAGGAAATGGAATTGTCAAGATTGCACCATCATTTATATACCATTCTTGTCCTCCATATTTTGGATTAGCAATTAAAATTAACCACCCAAAATAAGGAGTACCGTAATATTGTTGTGATATTTTATCTAATCGTGACTGACCTGCTCGATATATGTATCTTTTATCAGAACTCTTACTTGGTAAAGTCACATAAGGAACAACGGTTTGTTGCCCATTAATTACAAAATTATTATATCTATTATAATACTTACCACCCATATCAATTAAGTTTTATTTTACCATCAAATGTTTCGAAGTTATTTATTGTTTCAGAGTCACCTTGATATAATTTTTTTAAATTACTTTCTTTAGTTGCTTGTTCTGTTGGGTCAGGTTCAGTTGTGAAATTAACAATTCTTGGTTTACCTTTTTTGTATAATACTTCGTCTAAACCATTAATAAATTTATCATAATTACTTTTCTTCTTAAATTTTTCAAATGACTTTAGTTCATTTTTAAGTTCATCTTTATAATCACCTGCTAAATCTTCAACAATATTTTCAAATTGATTTAATAATTTTTTAGGTTTTTTTACATCTTTAATATTTGGTGTAATTATTTTGTCAATAAAATCTTTTACTTTATTTTTATCCTCAAATATTCTAGCCATTACAATATAGAATCTTTTATTATAAACAGTTTTAAAATCTTCATTGGTTGGATATGTGAAATCGTCAGCTATTTTATCAGGTATTATCTTATAATCATACTCAGAACTTGTTAATAATGAATAGTAATCGTTTAATTGTATTTTAAATATTGTATAATCAGCAACTAAATCATCAAAACCAGCACCACTCTGTAAGTTATATATTTTCAAACTACCATCATCTAATATTTTACCATCCGTTTTTGAATTAACAAAACTTACTTTTCTAATTGTCTGAACAAAATCTTGTTGAGATAAACCTATTTTATTATTCACAATAGTACCGATATCAGTTGATATTGACCCTTTTAAACTTTTAACATACTTAACTAAATTTGTCTTAATAATGTTTAATGTAGTATCACTACTTTGATTATCAAAACCTTTATCCTCTAACGCAGTTAAAATTGGGTTATCACCATTGTTTATATCATCAATAACTACATTGAATAATTTATCAATATTTTCCTGATAAACCGGTTTTCCTAATATTGTAACAACATTACCCGATTCAACACCACCTAAATTTAATGTTCCTTTAATAAAATCTCTTTTACTACATACAACACTCAACATACCATAATTAGTTTTAGCTCTAATTTCATCCATTGAATTGTACGTATTGGTGAAATACGTTTTACTATTGTCATATAAAACATCCATTATTTTCATATAACTCATCTCACCTGTCTCACCACTTGTTGGTAATGGTGTTGTCGTTTTAATCTCACCAATAGTTTGACCAGCATCATTTGTTTGTTGTACCCCAGCATCGTTATTCACACTAACAGGGGGTTGTTTAGCAACAATAGCATCAACCACCATTTTATCTAACGCTGACGTATCCTCAGTCCAAGTCGCTCTTTCATCGTATATCTCAGTATTCGCATAATAATTAAACGACAACGCATTTTGTAATTGGTCAACAGGTTCTTTTAATCCCATACCACCAATAATTTTAAAACTAAGTGTTACGTTAGCAATCATTGGTTGAACCCCAATACCTTCAGGATTCATATCCAAGACTAATGGGTCATACGTGAATGCAACATTATCAGGTATAATTTTAGTATTATAGAAGTCACCAATTCTAAGAACTAATACAGGTGGTGCCCCAAATGATGTATTAACCGCATCCAAACTCTTAACTTTATTATCACTAATAACAGGTATTGTTTCACCAGGTCTAACACATTGATTTAAGAACGTTAAACGAGCATTTAAACCTTCAGGTGTCATCGAGTGAAATGTTGGGTTAAAGTATTTAATTTTCTCTTTAATTGAATCATATAACATTGGAGAACTCTCCTTAATTACTTGAAAGTAATCACATTCACTTAGTAAGTTTCTTAATATTTTTTTAGAAATACCTTCTTTTATTTTTTTAACTATATTAACTTGTTGTTCAGGTTTTTTAACAGGAATTGTTTGTGTATTACCCGCAGTTGAGGTTACATCAACAGGTCTAGCCGTTGTTGTTGTAGTTGTTGTTTCAGCCGGTACAACAGTTATTGACTTAATTTTAACCCTACGACAAGCCATTGCCGTTGTTGAGTTTATCATTGCGATATTTTTATTGGCGGTACTACTTGGTACTCCAGGTTTGTTCGGTACTTGGTTGTCTCTACAATTAACATCAGTTCCTGTTCCTGAATCCTCAGTTGTACCTGTAGTTGTTCCTGAACCTGTTTCAACACTTGTTTTAGGTATAACAATCTCTTCACCATTACCTGTCTCATTAACAATCTTAATTAAACCTTTATCAAAAAATTCACCTAAATTTTTTGTCCCAATAGTTTTACTTTTTAAGAAATTTTTAACAGAATCAATACGTCTATCAGATAATTTCTTATTATAAGAAACTGACGCCACCGCAGATGCTGAACCTTCCATACTAATAGTAATAGTACCCAATCCTTTAGATAATATATCATAAGCATCTGTTATGAAGTTTTTTTCACCACCAGCAATTTTATTGTAATTACCTTTCACAACACTTTCAAAAAAACCACCTACATTAATATTAACATCACCAGATTTAAACACACTCTCAGCGTTCTTTTTATATTTTTCAATATTAGTTGGACTGATGTAGGTTTCATATATTTCATCATATTTTGCTGATGTTGTTGTATCAGGGTTTTTACCCGGTATATCATTTTCAAAATAAAACGCAAAATCTAAATACTTATCCTCAAATTCTTTAACAGAATTATCAGGTTCCGCTTGTGTGTTTTGATTATTTGTTGAAACGTCACTAGCCGCTGTTCCACTATTATCAGACGGTGCTTTTGGAATTTCTTTGTTTATTTGGGATAATGTTTCAACATCCGTTAATCTCGGATTACTTAAAATTTCTTGATAAGTATATAAATCATTAACACTTAAAGTATTAAATTTAATTGCTAATTCATAGATATCGTATTTAACACAACCTGCAAAAAATGAATCAATTATAGACTCAATTCTTTCTTTAGACGCACCTTTTAATTGTTTTTCAACAACAGTATTCATTACTGACGGGTGGTCAACAATTATTTTCCAACTTAAAGAACCTGTTCTACTTGTACTTTTGTAAGTATAAATTGGTTCAGGTCTCCCTAAGAAAACCGCTTGTCCCCAATCTGCTTGACTTGTATCATTAAACTGTAAATTATACGGAGGGAACCACATAACTCTACCACCATTTGGTCCTCTTTCACATACAGGTAAATCATCATAAGTGTAACCAGGTTTACTTGATGTTCTCCAAGCTAAGTTCTCAATTGAGAACATATATTTTTTAACATGACCCCCTTTACCATTAGCGTCATCAGGTATGATGTTTGTTGAATCAACACCTTTTAACGGAGCAATGTTAAGGTTATAGGTATTATCTAACACAGAATACGTAAAACGTCTTCCTGATGTCGTAATACCATCTGTTTTTTGTAAATCAGCATAAGTATAATACGGCGTATCTTTTGTAAATACACGACAATATTCCATACCTTTTTGAGAACCATCAGTGTTATCTTTATATGATAACACCATAGAACCTTTAGTCATTTCTTTATAACCATCATTAAAGACTTTACTCACCTGATTCATTGCATTACCAACGTGTTTCAATCTATTAATTCCCGATACGTTATCCGCAGAATCAATTAATCGTTGAGTATTATCTAATATTGAGTTCTCTTTGAAGTCAATTGATGTTGACTCGGCTTTTTGAAAGTTACTTGATATCTCATTAAATTGTTCGTCTTTTGTACCCGAACCACCACCCGGCACCGCTTTAAAACCAGCATTTGATTTGTATTTTGGGGATACCCAAACTAAACCACCATCAATACCACCCCCATCTGTTAGTGATTTTCCAGCAAAACCAAAATTTAATTCATTTTGATTACCTTCAAATAATATACCTAACTCTGACGGACCATAAACAGGACTCTCAACTTGTTCCCCATAAGGATTAACAGGAATTGCTTCAGAAGGTGATGTAATTGTACTTGGTTCAGAATTAGTACTACCAACATAATAACCACCTGATAGAGTACCATTAGCGTTAATAAGACTTGCTGCAAGATTAACAACCGCTTGGGCAACACCTAATATTCCACCAAAGTCTTTTTTATAACCCGGTTGATATCTATTTAACTCGATATTATTAAACAATACAGACCTTTGACCATTACCTGTATTTGCTAAAAATATTTGTGAAGGATTTCTTTTAACATTTAATATAGGGCCTAAAAACCCACCCGTTAATTGATTAACAACATTTAAAGCGTTTGATGTTTGTTGAGTCTCAATACCACCTTTAGTATTTTCATCAAAATAATCACCAGGTATAAATGATACCGGCCAATAAGCACCTGATAATCTTGTAGCAAAATCAAACGCTGCAGTTACAGGTGATTCAGGAACTGTAATCCTCCAATTACGATACACCAAAGGTTCTTGACCTGATGCTAATAAACTCGCTTCAAATGGGTCAGATAATGATTGTAAATTAACCGCACCTACAGTATTTTGATAAATTTCAAAATTTACTCTATCTTGGAATAGTAAATTTAATTGTTTAGCACCTAACTTCGCTAAAAATGAATCATCTGATAATTTACCATCACTACCTGTTGGGTCTGTAGATATTAATATTTCATACGGTGAATATAAAGACGCAATGTAAGTTGCCGGTGTTACCGTATTATCATAAACATATGGTAAAAATAATTTATTATTATTTTGAATATCCCCAACATTAATAGTATATTGATAGTTACCTGTTAGTGGAATAAATTTATTTTGTATTAATGGTGATGTTGGTAAAATATTTAAATACAAAGCACCACTAGTTAATATAGGACTTTGTAGTGGGGCATAAGGACCTTGATTTGGATTAACAGGTAATAATGGTCCGTTAAAACTAATTGTTTTATCAAAACCACCATCAGGTCCATATGAATTTAATGGATATAGATTATCAGCGAATGGGTCATTTGCTATTAAATCATTTGGAGAATCAACCACAGGTGATTGATTCAAAATAATTTCATAATTTAGTGGTCCTGCAGGTGGTGTATACACACCTGTCACACTGTATGTGGCTAAATTTTTAGCCATTAACGCATCTCTAAATGATGAAGATGAAGCAAATGATAGTGTACTATTCGGCATTACTTATTTCTTTTATATTATAAATAGAATGTTTTTTATTTTCTTCCCAAATATCCTTTAGCCCCGTCATTAGTTTTTGCAGCATGAATAGCATTAATTATCGCAGTACGAACCGCGTTGTCTTTTAACATAATTTCTAATTGTTTTGTATCCATACCCGGAGGGGCATTAACGTCTAATTTAAGTGTAATATCGCCAGCAATATTAGTTTTACTTTCAACATTTAATATCTTTTCTAATTGTTGTTCACTAAGACCTGAACCAACTGAAACGTCTCTCATAATATCAGTTGATGTTGAGGGATTAATTTTTTTCAATGTTGGTGTTATAGGTTCAGTTATTGTTGCAGTTTTTTTCTCATCAACATCCGTATTAATTTTTTCAACTTTACCAGCATATTCAACAAATTTATCTAAAATAGTTACAACCGCTTTAGCATATTCGTTTTTACCCCCCATAATTTTTTCTTGTTCTTCACTACCATATTTTTTTACATCTTCATAAACCTTACTAGCACCGTCTTGAATATTTTTTAATGCTGAGGTAAAAGAATTTGAAACGTCAGTGAATGAACCTTTACCTGTTGCTAAATTAGCCAACGCTTCAGTAATACCACCAATATTTTTATCAAAACCACTTCTAATTTCCGATATATTTAACGCCTTATCAAAACTATTAGCAATACCTTTAACTATTTGAGATTCCGCATCTAAAAATTTTTCAGTAGTTTGACTTGAAGCAATCGCCTTTCCTGTTTTACCTCTTAACGCATTTAAAGCGTTTAATTGTTCTTTTTCATATGTATTAGACTCTCTTAATAATTCTTCAGTTGTTTTTGGTGTATTAGCTTCAAGTAATTCATTTAACTTATCCTTATCACCTCCAACTTCTTTAAGAACTTTATTTAAGTCCTGCATTTCACCTTTATAGTTAATTTTAATTTCACCATCTTTCATTTGTGAAACATTCGTTAACAATTGTTTTTGTTCCTCAGAAATATTCATATCACTTGGGAATTGAATTTTCTGCATTTTAACTTCAGCTTCTTTCGCGGCTTTAGACATTTTCGCTAACTCCCCTGTTGAAATACCCATTTCTTGAGCCAATTGTCTCATTTTTCGAATACTACCAGGTGCAATTCTAACATTACCTTTTTCATCTAACTCAGTCAATGATTTACCCATTTCACCAATTGACTTAGTAAATTGTTCCGGGTCATTCATTGACATATTCATCAATTTAAGTGGGTCCAATAATTCACTTTGAGTTACCCCTAATCTTTGGAATGCTGATGCCATTTTGATAGCACCTTCAGGGTCAAACGCCTTATCAACAATCCCCATCATCGTACCCATATCAACACGTAAAGTTGCTGATGTTGCCGCCATTTTTGCTAACCCTTCAACACCACCTTGAAAATTATGTTCATCAAGTTTATCCATATTAGATAAAACTTGTTCGGATACTTTATTTAAACTCACACCCATCTCACGAGCAGTGTTAAACACTTTGTTCATTTCCTCACCAATGTTATAAACACTATAACCCGCATTAACAAAACTTTTAGTTAATGTATCAGTACTTTGTCCTGCAACACTAGCCGCAGCAAATAAATCATCTTGATAATCAGTTGCTAATAATATATTTCTACCTGTCGCGTCAATTAGTGATTTGTGCATTTCTTCAATACTTGTCATTTCACCGCCTAATTTTGCAACATCAGAATAAGCGTCGTTCATTGCACGTTTTATACCCTCGGCCGATTCACGACCAACACCCATATATTTAGCAAGATTTGAGTAAGATTCTTCAGATTTTTTAACCTCACTCATTATACTAGAAATTTTTAAATTTGATTCTAAAATTTCTTTAGCTTGATTAGCTTTCCCTTTAAGTCCTTCACCTAAACCACCAGCTGATTCTTCATCTTCCATGATTAATATCTTTTATAAATAAATACACCAAAGACGTAATTTAAGTCTTTGGTGTATTATCTTCGATTATTCTATCTATAATATATTTTCGTATATAAGTTGGTATCTTTAAAAATTCAGAATATTGTGTCCTTAAAATTTTTGACATTAAATAGTATTCTTCTATTAAATGTTTTCCATAATCAGAAGAAAGGACGAAAAAAGTCCACCCCAAAGGATACACTAAATGTAACCAATTCTCCTGACGGGGCGTAAACTTGTCTTTTTAAATCCAATTGAGGAACATTTTCTCTTAATATTTTTCTAATATGTTTTGAATCCATAATAGGTAACGTAGAAACAAATTGTGAAATGTTTCCCATATCAGTGTTTCCATCGACAGAAACAATCTCTTTCATTAAACGATTTGTAATAACAGGTGCGGTAACCCCTTTTGGGTATTTTTCCGCAAGTTTATCTAACTCAACAGTTTCATAAAAAGTTATAGGTCTTAATTTAATCTCTACATTTGTTTTTGGTAAAACAGTTGTAAATACACCATTTTCATCAGGTTTTAAATCACACTGTTTTAAACTTATATTATCTAAAATTTCACTGTGTTCAAAAAGTTTATTAGTTTTGGGGTCAACCAAATTAAGTTTATATTCAGGACCAAAAGATGAGTTACGTAAAAATATTAAAATAGCCTCAACATCACTTTCAACTAATTCTTCAGGTCTTAAATCGTGTTCATATAATTTATTTCTTATTAAAGTCATAACAATATTCTCTTTATTATCGTTACTCATTAAATAATTTTCATCGGTTGCCGTCAAATAACCAACTTTAATTGATGTTTTTTTTGATTTGTAAAAAATACCTTGTGTCGGTAATTTAATAACATCATGCGGTAAATTAAAACCTTCGGTCGCCGCTCTTAAAGTATTTTCATCCATTTCCATATTAAATCTTTTTTTTTAAATATAATTTACTTACTTTTTATATAAAGTATTAAACAAAAAAATCCACGCAAACCAAGTTACGTGGATTGAAATTATATTTAAATAACTTATTTAGTATACTAATATACAACGGTCAGGTCTTAACGTCGCGTTAATCTCAGCAATACCATCAGTACTATAACCTAATGAACCGAAATCAACACTTGATAACCAAGCACCTTCTAATATCCATTTTTCTACAACAACACCTGTTGGGTCTAAAAGTTCCAAGTCGATATTTTTCTTGTAACCCGCAGCATAACCCATACGTCCTGTAACTGATTCCGCACATAAACGAACCCATTCCATTAACGCTTGTGAAGCCGAAGGTCCAATAGGGTCTCTAAACTTAACACTTATCTCACCCCAGTTAAAACGACCAGCAACCCAAGTTGATGTATTTAAAAATTGAATCTCAGTTGCACCGATTGTTAATTTAGGTCTCGAAGTACTTTCCACAAACCATTCGTTAATCCCTAATGTTGAAGGGAATCTTAATATAAACCTGTTTTGTCTTTTAGGTTCGTATGGTATGGGCATTTTCATTAATAAATCAGCCATCTTTTTTTATATTTAAATTTTATGTTTATTTTTGTTTATAAATAGTCTTTTAAAATTTTTTCTATTGACTTTTATTTTTTTTATTTTTATAATTCTAGTAATCTAGTTATAAATATTCTAGTTTAATATTTTATATATTATTAATTATAAATAAGTTAATATTTTATTAATAATATAATTTTCTAGTAAAGACTCGGAGTCTGCCCCGTCGTTAATTCTACTGATTACAATTTTTTTCATTCCACCTTCAGACGTATCTTTAACAACAAAATGTATTTCAGGATATACTCTTGAAAGTTCATCTTCTATATGTTGAACCATACTTCTAACATTACTGATGTCGTCATCAGAAAACCCTAAAGAAACTGAACCGTATTTACCACTATCAATTAATCTACCAACTTTATTATATACTTGGTCTAAAAAATCAGATAACGCTAATTTCTTATTATGTTCAGGACTAGACGCACCTTTACTTGAGTCTAATTTAAACCTATGACCGAATTCTTTTGACGATACAGGATAGTATTCACCTTTTTCATCTAAATACACGTCAATCATTTGAGAGTCGTCCAAATCACCTGTTTTATAATACCCACTAATCTCTTCGAAATCTAAAACATCTTTAATGTTATTAATCATTTCTTGTTTTTCTTGTGGTGTTAATGCGATGTTAATAAATAATTTAACACCTTTTTTAATTACTTTTGGACTATGACCTCTAGCTGTGATAATTGAAAATGGATTAGCATAAATTAACGTTTCTTTGAATTTATCAAAACTTGGGGAAAATCTATTCTTTTTAACCGCTTTAATAGTATCACTTAAAAATGTTTCAGGGTGAACAAAATCTCTAAAAGGGTCTTCATCAAACCCAACAATTGTTGAACCTTCATATTCAAAAGGTTCTTTACCTATTAAATGTCTGTATTCAGCAAAATGGTCTGTTGGCATTCCAACTGAATTACCATCCTCATCAGCTAAATAAATTTTGGTTGGCATACCTAAAATATTATCATCCCAATCTAAGGCGTATAATCTTAGATTTCTTTCTTCAGCAACCTCTTTTAAAATTTTTTTTATTAAATTTCTATTACTCATACCTATAAATATTGTTATATAAAAAAAAGGGAGAACTTGTCTCCCTTTTTATTTTAGAGTTGTTTGTTATATGTTTTCAAACGACGCTCCTGTTGGTGTGATGTAGAATGTGATATCAATGAACTCTAAAGATTTAGTTGGTTTAATGTAAATCTTACCTGTCATTTGATTTCTATCTAAATCAGCCGTGTCTGATGAAACAGTTACTCGGAAATCGTAAAGACCTCTATCTCTTCTGATTGAATCCAAGATAGGATTAACCGCATTTAAGAAATCTTGTCTTACTTTTTGGTCGTTTTGTTCGAACAACAATCTCACTGAAACCGCTGAAATCAACTTACGAGCTTGTAATAACAATCTTCTTACGTTAATTCTGTCTAATGCAGATTCTCTAATTTGAAGAGTTTTATTACCCCAAATTACTGTACCTACGTCTGAGAATGTTGCAATTGGGTTAATTCTACCTTTGTAAAGAACGTCTCTATCTTCTTGAGTCAATTTCTTACGAGCCTTAACTGCATTTACGATACCTCTTGTATAACCTGCAGCTGCGAACCAAGGGAATGCGATGTTATCAGTTAATGCTAAGTTTCTTGTTACCTCAGCAGTTGGTGGTAAGTAAATTTGAGTATTATTAACACTATCTCTTGTTAATACCCAAGGGTAGTAAGTTGCCGTGTAGTTTGAATCAATTCCCGTACCTTCCAAATTATCAACCGCCTCTTGAGGGTAAATTAAATCATCAGGACTGAATGTTGGTGTAAACATTTGAGTATCAGGTGTTGTACAGATATAGATTGAATCAGCTCTATCATTTTCAATCATATCAATAGCGTTTTCTACCATATCTGAGTGGTTAACATAATCAACACCAGGTGTTGCAAATACATTAATATTAACCGCTTCAGGGTTAGAGAAACTTCTTTGACCTAACATATATGCGTAATAGTCAGTATTACCCCAATCTTGAGTATTATCACCAACACTGATTTGTTTAAACGCTCCCCAACCTGTAGCCGTAGGATATTTAACTGAAGGACAAGAACCTTTTAAGTAACCACTTCTACCTAATGCAAATCTATCAGTATTTGTTCTTGAATCTCTATAGATATCCCATCCATCGAAACCACCAGCAACTACTAATGTGAATTTACGTGCGTAAAGTCTGTAGTATGGGTTAGATTCATTTGAAGGGTCAGAACTAAACTCAGCATTACCTGTGTAGAATTTAGTGGTAGCACTTGTGATAGCACTCATCACAAACTTATTAGTTTGTTGGTCTAAAGTTTTTTCGTAGAATGTGTTATTAATTGTGATAGCAGATGCTCTGTTATCCATATGGAAACCTCTTGTTTTGGTATCCCAAATGTTACCTGAAACTGCCGTACAAATATCTAACGGTAATTGTTTACCTTTGTAATTAACAAAGTCAATATCATATCCTACAGTATCAGAGATACCTAAATAAGTTCTTCTAACATTATCACCCGCAGTTCTAATTGTATCATCAGCTCCTGAAGATAAACCGAATGGTGGGTTATAAATTACTTCACCTGGAAAATCATACTTTGTTTTGAAAATTGGGAATGGAGAACGTGCTCCGTTATATGTTCTTGTATTGTAACCGTCAAAACCACAAGGTAACGCATCTATTGGTGCCTCCTCATTAACTTCAACCATTATGTATTTTGAATTCAATTGGTATTCACCATCAAGTGTACCAATTTTCTTTGCAATATAGTTATTTTGATTTGGGTCCATTGAACAGTTAGTGAATTTTTCAATAACTTGTGGTGCAGAATCCGTGTCAAAGTAATCTCTAACCATTACATCAAAAGTACCATTTCCAAATGAAATATTTGCAATTGAAATTTTAACTTCCATATTCGCAGCATAACCATCTGAAATTGTTATAAATTTGAATAAGTTATAAACTTTATTACCTCTTAATTCAGATACAACCCAAGGTGATTCTGGTGATTGATATTTCTCTAAATAGAATCCGATTGATGACGGGTCATTACCTTGTCTTGCGTTAGGTAAAGAAATTAAATCAGGACTTAAACCTCTGATGTATCCTTTTCTCCAAGCGTAATTTAATAATGCTTGATATCTTTCCTCAACAAATAACGGAACTGATGTTCTATCTTTACTGAAGTTACTCATACCAAATAATTTAGTAATATATCTAGAATCAGAATTAGATAATGAAGTTTCAAATGAATAATTAGTACCCGTTCTACCTGTTGCATTTATTAAGAATGTTGAGTAAGGGTTTTTAGTAACACCTGAATAAACACCTGACATATCTAAACTTACTTGAGTTAAACCAGATACTTCATATACCGCACCATCATCATTACTATAATTAGCAAGACCTCTTGAACGTAAAGTTGTAACAACTAAATCATCATAATCTTTATATGATTCACCGTCAAAATAAATAAAATTACCAACAACAGTACCACTGAAACAATTTGTTATTGAACCTGTGTTAATACTACCTGTTGTACCTGTTGTCGCTGGGTTACAAGCATCATCATTTGTAATACATACTAACCAATTATTAGTAACCGTATTATCCTCAGATGTTAATGTATAAGTTAAACAAGTTGTGAAATCATTTGATGTTACACCACTTACTTGTGAAACACTACTAATCTCAACATTTGATGTACAAGCACTAAATGAAGAAACAATTTGTGTTGGTGAAATTAATAAGTTATCAGGAAGATAAACATATATTTCTTTTGTGTTATAATTAATGTTACCAACAGTCGATGAAATTGTAAGAATATCTAATGTTGCAACACCATCACCACCACTTACTGTTACACTGTCACCAACTTGATAACCTGTACCAGCCGAATAAATCGTAGCTCCTGTTATAACACCACTACCATCAACTTGAATATTAACAGTTAATCCAACACCATCACCTGTCGTTGTTGTTGCAACGTCAGTACCGTTTGAATAAGTTGAACCACCGTTGTTAACTTCAAGAGTAGTTACGTGACCGTTTACACTATAATTGTAGAATGATGCACAGTTTGATGCACTTGATGTTTGAGTTAAACCTGTTACATATGTATAAAAAGATGAACCTGTGTATTGACCACCACCAATATTGTCAAACATTGCGTAGTACCAAGCGTCATTTAATCTATCAGTATAATCAATTTCTTCTTCAATAAGATTTGTTACTTCGAATACATCAGTTCTTGCACTATAACCATTACTTGTGTTACCTGTGTAATAATCATTAGGAACTGCCCCGAAATAATAAATTGAACTATCTGCAGTTGATGGTGTAACCATTGTGTTAAACACTTGTGTCTTAATTTGACTCATCAACGTACTAACATCACCATTAAATTGTTCGAAAGGTAAATTTAATTTAGCGTTTAATTCAGGTGGAAATGGAGTACCATTTGTCATAGTTATTGTTGTTGCACCATTAGTACAACCTGTGAAAGTCATAGTAAATGCCGAATTCAAATAATTACTACATACCAATTCACAATTAATTGTTTGAAGACCTCCCGGTTCACACATTGGTACTATCGTTGTTGGGTCAACATTTGCAATCGTTTTAATTGACCAAGAAGGACCTGCGTCATAACCCGAAAGACCTAATATTCTAGTTACGAACAATTGATTAGATTGTTGTAAGTAAGATTTAGCGATGTATGCCGCCTCATATTTAGGGATTTGGGTGTTTACAAATTTCTCAGGTGAAGTTCCTCCAAAGAATGTTGAGAATTCGTCAAAGTTACGGATAAAAATAGGTTCGAAAGCTGGACCTTTCAAAGTCTCACCTACGATACCTAATGTAGTTACCCCTACACTTTGAGCTACGAAACTCAAATCGACTTCAGAAGTATAAACACCTGGCGAAACGAATACTTTACTGTTTGTTGCCATTATTTTTTGTTTTTTTTCTAAAAAGATTTATTTATTTCATAAATATTCAGAAAAAAACCAAAATACTTTACTTTGTTTGAACTATTTATATTTTAGGTAGAATATTTTCTTCCTTTTTTATACTATGTCTGAAGATAATAAAAAAGTAAAAAATTTAAAAATTAGTGAAGAGGTTCACGAAATTTTGAAAAACTATTGTGATAAAAGAGGTATAAAAATATACCGATTTTTAGAGAAATTAATTGTTGAAAAGTGTAAAGAAAAAAAAGATATTTACGGTGAAAATTAAAGTAACGTATTGTTAAATTTAATAGTTGCGTTATCCGTAATATCAGTTTTTGTTACAACTAATTTCAAGATATCACCATAATTTATTTGAATTTCACTAACGTCGTTACCGTAATATTGGTTATTAATGTACACCTCAAAAGTGGTTACGTTAACCATATCACCTAAGTTTAAATTAACATTATACTCAAATAATTGAGTTATGGTGTTATTACCTGCAACAAACAATACACTTAGTTCAGTACTGTTAGGATTTGTGTCAGGTTTATTTTGTTTTCTTGATTTATTAGTGTCGACTTCATAAACTTGTAATAAACGATTTATTGCTGGTGAAACCTCAAATTCGTCCTCATCTATTAAAAACCCTAACATTGTGAAATCATAACTTTGTACGTAATATCTTCTTTTCTCTAAATCGTTAACCGATTCATCAGTTATACCCATATTTAGGATTGGGATATAATGACCTTTAATATTTGCGTAGGCTTGTCTCGATGCGAATTTTTCTAAAATAATTTGATTGAACTTATTCAGTTCTCTCATTCTGTTACACACTATCTTAACTTGATATTGTATATCAACAGGAACAGGTTGAGGTATTTTGTAAATATCCATACCATTTCTTTGACCGTCCCAAGTTGGAACCTGTGCGTAAAAATATTGTCTTCTATTAGGTATATTATAAACAGTTGCAGGATTTGAACCGTATTTTACTTCAGGTATTCTGACAACAGTTATGAATGGGGGTTCAACGTTTTTATCTAAATTTTGAATGTCCCAAGTTTCAACAAACTGAGACCAATTTTGTGTTGTGATTAAAATATCAACCATAGGGATGGTCTTACCTTCAATAACCGTTTTTAAATCATTTTTAACGAAATCTAAAAAACCTTTATCTAAATCGGCATGTAATAATGATTTAGGGAGGTAAGTACCGTCCCTATTAATTTTATCCAATAACTCATACCTTCTTGGTAATAAAGTTTTTTCTTCAGTTAATGGAATGTTTTTTTTTAAATTATTTTTTTTAGGTAACCCCATTGTTTAATTATTTTGGTGTGTTATCGTAACCACATTTATGACAAATGTATTGGTCAGGTTTACCTTCTTCAACAGTCCAATCCCAATTCCAATTACATTTACCACAAAAAATTTCATTTTCTATGATACTCTCAATTAACTTTAATTGTCTTTCAGTTATTACAATTTTCATAGTCCTCTAAATTCGTTATTTGTTACAGGTGACGCTCCAATACTTCTATAAAATGGTTTGTAACCACCATAGGTATGTTTATTATCAGAAACAATCCTACCATCATTATTATTC